TTTGATTGTCACCTGCTAATACTGTCGCGTATTTATTAGTTGGTACACCGCCTGTTGGTGCTGATTCTGTGCCCACATATAAAACACCTGCGTTAGCACCACCACTACCAGCAGTATTAACTACAATTCTATTGACTCTAAACCAAGTACTACCGTTTAGCTCAACACCTGATTGACCGTTTAAAGTAACAGTTTCTACTTTTTGATCGAAATTATTATCTAAACCACTAACGGTTACGGTTCTTGCTCCTGTTCCTGCACCTGTATCAGCAGTAGATGAGCTAGAAATATAAAGGGTTGATGCACCACTTAAATAAGAATAAACACCCCCTTGACTCCATATCGTTGATAGGCTTGTATCAACAGAAGCATAGAATCCAAACTTGTGGATAGATTCATGAAAAGCAATCTGACCTCTTGCTACTTGAAGCTCGAAAGGCTCATCCCTTCCAAAACGAGAAATGGATGAGACCTCTCTAGTCATTCTATGAATGGAATATTGTTACTCGATCTATATTAGAAAGTATGACATGGATTCCGCTTTCAAATAAAACGCCTGAATCAGGGATATTCAAAGTTTCCGTGTCGTTAGCATTGCAAGGTGCAATTAATTGAACGGCTCCAGTTGCAGAGCCATCTCTAAAAGTGACGGTTCCATCGGAGGCACCGCCAGCAATGATATAACCTCTAAGTCTTGATCGGTTTGATGTTAGAGCTGCACCACCTGCTGTTGCAGTGGTGGTGCTTGCCGTTTTAACATCTGAGCCTGTTATTCTGCCGTATGACATAATTCAGCCTCCTTACTCTACGCCATCGTTAAACATGACATAAGTAAAGATACCTGTAAATGTACCGCCAGTTCCAGCAGAAGCTCCTACATTACCTGTAACAGTTGTATCTGCTGCAATACCGTCACCATCAACTAAAGCTCCATCGGCACCTTTTAAAGTACCTTTAGTATCAGCATCTACTTCATTGAAGAATCCATCGGGATCAGCTGAAGAACCAATATCAACAGTTGGGTTTGTTCCGCCTGTAGTTCCGCCTAAAGATAATAGTGAGATAGGAACAGCACCAGCTGGTAAAACGAAGTTTTGACCTGTAGATGAAGATGTTCCAATTTTTACTGCTGTAGCTCCTGTAGCTGTTGGATCAAAAGAAATCGTTACACTTTGTGTTACCACGCCTGGTGTTACGGAACCCTTAGAGCCACCGCCATAAGATCTTACAACTCCTGTAAAAGATGTATTAGCCATTTATTTCTCCTAACTAATTGTCGCATCATCTTGGAGTAAGTCTGCCGAGCCAGTTGATGCAACGGTTATTCTCGGTTTCGTAAAGTATAACAGATTTTGGTTTTAGGCTAAAAAAAGGTTTTTAGTATTGTATGCTAATTTATACAAATTTGCAAATGTTTATACATTGTGTTATAATAGACACTGGTCGAGATTTTCAAGAAGCCACGAAAATCGCCTTCGTAGTAAAAAGAGGAGGCATCATGAAGAAGCCAACACTACAAAAATGCTACGAGAAAATGCAAATGATCAAGAACAATCCTGATCAGCTTGTTTTGATGGCTGCTAAAGAAAACGGCAAACCATGTTTGGTTTTAGCTTTGGCAGACGATAAGACATTGCAAACTGGGGGACAAACTCCTGTTGCAATCATCTTAGATCAAGGCAGGATTGATAATCTTGTTCCTGACTACAATGCTTCTAAGGCTATTGCTCCCATTATAAATGGGGCTGAAGCCAAAGAGCATAGAACTTCTCCAAAGGAGTTCGATGGTGAGGATGAGATCATTGATCGGCATTTTGCTCAAGCCGACTTCTAAGAGGTCGTTAAAAAAGAAGGGGAGCATAAGCTCCCCTTTTTACTTTCAATGAAAGATTTTACGCACCTTGAGATCCGTAGATACCTCTCCAGTTAGACCAACCGAAGCTGTATCTTTCTCTAGCTTTGTATCTAAGGTTTCCAGTGGTGAACTCAGGTTCCATAGATGTTTCCATTCCTGTTCTTTGGAACATCTTAAGACCTTCGCCTTGCTCTGTAATATCAGTAAGCAAGAAGAAAGCATCAGGATCGTTGAGATAATGGTTAACTACATAACCACCAGGTAATACCCCAGTGTTTCTGATAGCGTTAACATCATTATCAGCAGTTCCTGATCTTAGAGGTGAGTTCAAGATTCTGTCAGCAACAAATACTAATTGTGGTGGCACGATTAATTTTGTAGCTTGTACAGAAATAGTAAGACCTCTGTCATCTTGGAAAGTTGATATATCAATCAATGCATCTTCCAATGAAGTTTCGTTAAGGTCTGCCATTGTGACTGCTCTGTTAGCAGCTGTCCCACCGCCTGCAAGCGGGTGAGAAGTGTTAATTAGAGAAACGCCATCTCCTCCAGTAAAGGAAGATGAGAAAGCGTTGTTCAACACATCGGCACCTTTTACTTCTTTGGTATGAGCCATTGATTTAGCAAGTGCTGTTGTATATCTTCTACCCAAAGAATCATAAAGGTTATCTTCGATAGCTTCTTCGGTTAGAGAGAATGCTAATGCAATCGTTTCGTGATTGTATCTTGCTACATAGCTCTCTGAAGAATTATCAAAGCTAACGCCTTGACCTTCGGTTTTACTTGGTGCTGCACCAAATCCTGTTACAAGAACTTCTTCTTCAAAAGCTCTTTGTGAATCTTCGACTGCAAAAATTTCCTCGTACTCTTTTGAGTATTGGTCATAAGATAAACCGAAAATTGCGTTTAGACCTGGCTCTAGTTCTTTAGCTAATTGTGCTCTTGATATCGCCATTATGCTAACCCTCCTGAGCTAACGCCCATAATATGATTCTGTATCACGCAAAGTACATTAGTATTTGCTGAAGCTACATCATCGTTTTCAGGATCTTGAGAGATGTCAATAGCTTTTAGAGGTAAGGTCGTGGTGGTTGCACCAGTTGTTACATCTAATTCTACATTAGATCTCCCACTGTAAACATCGCCTGTTGTTGCTTGATCGACAATGTCAAAGTTTCCAAACAAGTCTGCCACTGGGAAAGTGTCGTCTGCTTGTACTTCAAAGACAACATTTTTGTCGTCAATAACAAAAGCAATGATGTCATCGGCAGCGATGCTGCCTGGATAATAGTTGCTATAAACCTGTTCGCCTGAAGTAGGATCAGTATATTGACAACCGTTAAAAACGCCAACAACTGGAACGGCAGAACCCGCAGCAGCTCTTTCGATGCCACCGCCAGTGACTTGTTTTACTAAGTCACCTTGGAAGATTTTACCACTCAAATTATTAGCAATTCTGTAACGGCTCTGTCCACCTGAGTAAGGTGAACCGCCCATCATACGAACTGGCTTAAGACCAAATGCTGCGTCTTTATTCGCCATTTTTTATTTCTCCGTAAGTTAAATTACTTAATTAGTTTTTTCCGAATCGTACTGAAGATTCTCTTTTGGAGTCATACTTAACATATCTTCTATCTCTCTCTGAATCTTTATACAGAGTATTGTCAAGAGCTTCACTTCTTTCTGAAGTTTTACCTTCATAGTAAGTTCTTCTCTCTTCGATAGTTTCTACGGGTATTTTCGCCAATAGTAATCCTTCATTATATACGACTCCAGCATGTCTACCTGACTCTAGTGCTGGAAGAGCAAACTCGGCTGGCAATTCTTCTGCTCTTACGAGCTCCCAACCTTCTCTTAGCCTATAGCTAACATTGTTTCTATCTTCCTGACCTAGAATACTCTCCCTAATCCAACGGTATTCATAACCAGCTGGAGGTGGAGGAGTCTCAAGTTTTCGTACTGGTCTCCATGGTTTTCTTCGAGTATCTTTATCGTGTAACTCGGAATCACGACTTGCTCTTGATGTATTTTTAGCTTCTGACATCTTATGCTCCTTTTTGTTGTGCTTTCATTTTTTCTTTTGCGACTCTTTTCAGCCACTGATCCTCACTCATATTGTAAGGTTTCAAGCCACGAAGTCTTTCAATCTCAGACTTACTAAATGTCACACCGTTCCTTTTTCCTTGTGTTTGTTGTCGACTTCCAACGGAAGCGGAGGCAACTCTTTGCACAGCGGGTTTGTCCTCACTTTTTTCGACTACCTCACCTTGTTGAAGGTGTGGGTAAACTTTATAAACTCTACTATTAAGTTCATCGTAGTAATCGTCTGAATCAGGTTCAAAACCTTCATTCACCAAATTAAAATGCGTAAAGTAAGCAAATTGCGTTGCTTGTGCATTTTGTGGATCAGACGAATCTCCGTACCACTTATTATTTTCATACCAACCTAAAGCCTCTTGTGTTGGCTCAACCACTTGCTGTTGTTGTGGTTGTTGGTATTGCACTTGCTGCTGTTGTTGTTGAGCAGGTTGTGCCTTAAGTTGTTCTTGTCTTTGTTTTGCTAAACGAATTTTTTCCTTCTGAATAGCAATATCACTTTTTAAAGTATCAGCCTTAGAAAGCAATTCAGCATCGCTTGCTTCAACTGCTTTTCTGTACAGTTGGTCAGCTTCTCTTTCTTTGCTTGCTAGAGCTTCTTCTTCTTTAGCAAACAAATTAGTGTTTAACTCGGCTGTTCGAGAAGTTAGAGCTTGAACCTGTTGTTCTTTTTGCAACAACTGTTGTTCAAGATAAGCAGCTCTTTCAGCTTCTTGCTTTATTCTATCATTTAATTTGTTTACTCGTTTTGAAACCGACTTAGTGTACTTCTCAAGCTCATCTTCTTGGGATGCTTTTGCACCTTCGGTTGTTTGATCTTCTATCTGAACATCAATATCGTCATCGACATTGACATTTTCGTTTTGTGTAACTTCCATATTATCCATATTATAAACTCACTATATCATCAGGATCTAGTATTGTAGCGATAACATCGTCATCATTTATGATTCTGACCTCTTCGCCCCCATCTAATTTGAAGCGTGCTCCAGCATAACGACCAATTAAAACCCATTGTTTTTCTTGGCACCACGGTTTCCCGTACTTCTCTTTATTATCATAACAAAGAGGTCCTTGCTTAACCACATAGGCAACAACTGTCGCTAACGCTTCTTTATCAACAGTTTCTTTGGTTAAGACGATACCGCCTTCTGTTACGCCTTTGCCTTTATAAGGTAATACCAACATCCTCCAACCAGTGGGTTGTGGCATTCTTTCCAAAATTGATTTATCTAGTAAGGTGGGATCTAAAATTTTATTAGATGAGTCAACATACGCATCCTCTATTTTAGAAACTTTGTTTTCTTCTTTTTTTACTGACTTCGTCATTTATTTTCCCCAAAATAATCTTTTAATTCGCTTTCAACATAGTATAAAGCAGTCAACTCGCCTTGCAAGTATTTATACTGATCCATGTCTTTAATACCGCCTGACATGAGGGTATCTTTGATTTGCTCTCTCCGTTGCTCGATGCTTTTTTTAATTGCATCAGCTAAATCTATTTCACTCATTAATAAGTAATTTTAAAATCGTACCCTTTAGTTGCTGCTCCGTGTCCTCTAGCTTTGACAGTTTTAGGCTTTGCAGGTTTTGGGTATGGCTTTACTTTACTAGCTACAGCTCCACCTGTCACCATTTTTTTAACACCAGCAGATTTTAAAGCAATAGCTACGGCTTGTTTTTGACCTTTGCCTTCGCCTTTTAGTTTTCTAATATTTTTAGAAATAGTTTTTTGTGATTTACCTTTAAATAATGGCATGTTAACTCCTAAGTTTAGATTCTAATTCTAACAGTTTTAAATTAGCTTGTTGTTCTAATCTTGCGATTGCTACATCTAATTTATCGTCTGCAATATCTTTTTGTGACTGAATGCGTTGTTTTTGCAGTTCAGTTTCTAATAATTTCTCTTGTGCTCTTTGGTTTTGTTTTGACTCAAACTGCTGTTGATCAATGTCAAGCTCTTTATCTCTAAGCTCTAATTCTTTTTCACGGATAGCAACCAATGGATCTTCTCCGCCACCCTGACCAATAGATTGCAAGAACTCTGCGGTTAATTGTGCAAGGATAGGCGAGCTAAATTGCTCAAGAATCATTTGTATTTGTTGTTGTATTTGTTGTGCTTCTTGTGGAGATACTTGATTCATTTGTTGTTGTATCTCTGCAATTCTTTGATTTACTTCTTCAGGTATCTGCTCTTGTGAAAGTTGTGATGCTAAGAATTGTAAATGTTGCATAACATGAGCAATGATTATGGATTGTATTGCTGGGTTTTCTTGAACCACTCCAGTCAAAAACAATGATCTATGTGCATCTATGTGTGCTTGATGATTTTGTTGTGCAAACGCTGTTGCAGGCTGACCAAGCATAAGGCTTGAGTTTTCTAAACCAGCATCAATAGGTTGTGGAGTTGGATCAGCGGGTGGTTGTATTAATGATTCAATATTATCTACACCTAAAGCAGCGTACATTCTTCTGTATGCCTCATAAACTCCATTAGGTCCATGCACTTGTGGGTTTGATTGCACCATTTGCAATAATTCCTGAGCCATAGATATTCTTTGTGATTGTGAGAAGATGTTTGGATCTGAAACTGGTATTACATCGACACGGTCATCAAAATCTTGTCCCTTGATGGTTCGTGGTCCTGATCCTGTTTCAAATACATATTCAGGTGGCAAGTATTCTTGAAATACTTTTGAAAGCAACCCAAATTCTAATCTTTGTGAATAATGTAATCTTTTGTGAATTGCTGACATTACTTTGGTTCCTCTTTCTAAAAGAGCAACAGTTGTCCCAACTGGCATAGCTTGGTTGACATCACCAATATTCATGTCTGCAATAGCAGCAAATCTTTTACCTGAATCTACCAATAGACCAAGCAAGCTGTATAAAACTTGGCTAGGTTCTTTTACTGGTAAAGGTATTAGGTTTTCTCTAAGAGAACCGCCTGTTGTGTCTATGTCACGAAATTCACCAGGCTGTAGAGGGGATGCCTCATCCCGAATCCTCATCCCCCTAGCCTTAAATCCTGCTGGTAAGTTTGCTAGGGTTCCCGCATCTATTAACTGTCTAAGAATGGATGTAGATGCTTTTGCTAATCCGCCTATCATGTGAGATAGACCTAGACCGTAGAAGCCGAGACCTGGTAAAAACTTATACTGAACAAAATAGTTAATCTTGTTCTTCATTGGATCTTGTGGGTTATAATTTCTGCGAATTGCTAAAACTTTTTCTGATTGTTCATCAATAGTAACGATGTAGGGTAATTTTAATCCTGTAGACTCACCGCTTTCATCTTTATCTTCAAAACCTTCAAGATCAAGAATGGTGTGAACTTCATAAATGGTTCTGTTTCTATGTTCTGTATAAGAAGGATGAACGCCTTGTATATCATCAACTTCATCTTCCACTTCGTTTCTATCGGTCAGATATCCATTTTCAGGAATATCAATGTCAGCATAAAAACCGCTAAGTTGTTGTTTCTTGACTTCGTTCATTGACATGCTAATAGCATGAGTAATTCTTTCGGCTGAGAATAAATCGGTTGCCTCATAAGGCACGATTAAATCTTCGGGTGGAATAAATTTAGCTACGGCTCTGTTTAGAACAAAATCATAGTAAATCTTTTTGAATGCTGAACCAGCTAATGGTAAATAAAATAATAATTGGTCTAACTCAGGATCGTATTCTTTCATTATGTTCATGATGTAAAAATTCATGAACTCTTTAACTCTGTCTGCTTGACTTTCTACTTCAGCAGTTCTTTGTCCAATAATTTGTGTTTTGACTGGTCCTTGTGCTGGTAACATTTCCTTATAGCTTTGTGCTTGGAATTGAGTTACAGCTTCGGCTAATATTGGATGAATTACACCGCTAGAGCCTTCAAATGGCTCTGATCTTTGTTCATCAAACTTCATGCCAAGATATTTCAAGCCGTCTACATAAGTTTTTTCCCAGTCAGCTCTTGATTGCTTGTCAGACTGAATGGATGCTAATAAGTCGCTTGATAGACTTTCTAATGCATCGTCACTAACAAAGTCCACTAAGTTAGCATTAAAATCGGGTTCAGGTTCTACCTGATCAATTTCATCATCGATAAGAAGCTCTTCTTCATTAATCAGAATCTGAGCAGCATCTTCTATTTCTTCTTGTCTTGTTTTTTCTACGGGAACCGTTACCTCTGTAGAAAGGTTTTTTAAGTTTGGATCCGTATAATCTCTTTTTTCAACAGCCATATTATGTTTCCACTTTATCATCGGTTATAGGACCACCACTTACCCAAGCATCGCAAGTTCTTTTGCTTGCACACTTGAATTTAAGGAACTGACAATAGCCGAGATCTCCCGCCTCAATGACATCCCAAGGATCATCTAATCCTTCGGTTCCTATTCCCTCTGATATACATTCTAATATTTTTGATGTCTGATTGAAAGCTGCACAATTTAAACAGCGTGAGCCTTTGGTTCTTTCCATTGTAGTATTCCATAAATCGGCTTTATCTTGCCAAAAATCAGGATCTACCTTATAAGGGTTTAGAGGTCCATAGCCATATTCTTCGATGGCTTCTTGTCTGTTTTTTAAATTTATGTCAATATCTTGTGTAGCAATCGGACAACCGTTTTGCATTTGATCGACTGGTATACCTTCGTCACCGTGTCGTTCTTTGCTATCATTAACGATAGTTATATGTATAACAGTTTGCTTTTCCATTAATAATAAACAGTCCTATTTTTTCTTAGTAATTGTACCTCATCTTCGTAATCTTCGTATAAAGATACAAAGCCACCTTGCCTAAAACGCATCAAAGCCATAGTTGCACTATCGGCTAAGTCATCGTGATCTCCGTATGGGAAGCTAGCCATCTCTTCAATAACTTCATCGGCAAACTGTCTGTCGGGTGCCCAAACCATCCCTGATTCAAATATGGGTGCAACCGAGTTCATTCTTGCAATCTTGTCTTGACCTCTTGATGGGGAGTATTCAGATATGGGTATGCCCATTCTTCTAAGCTCATGGGCGAGAGGTGTTCCAGTGGCTTTTGCTTCAATTAACACACAATCAGGATTCCAATATTTATACTCTTCCATTGCAATTCTTTTTAAATCAGGAAAATCAACACGAAATTTCTTAGCATCAAGCAATATAATTTGTTCGGCTGTGCCTTCTTCAGGCTCAAAAATAGCCCATGTAGTAATTGCAGAATAGTCAGCGGTTTCTTTTTTAGAGTAAGCCGTGTCCATTGACATTATCACATAGGAGTAAGGCGGAATATCTTCATCTTCCCAACGGTTCCACCACTCTCTTTTGATAATAGATCCCTCTTCAGCGGTTGGGTTTTGCATCCACTGAGCATTCCATTTACCTACGGGCAAAGATGCTTTGACCGAAAGAAGTTCTTCTTTTTTCCAAAACTCACCCCAAAGAGGTTCTTCAGATTCGGGCATAATCGCAGGAAACTCCACAATTTCCCATTGATCGGCATGATCTTCGGATTGTTTTTTCAACAGCTTACCCACAAGGTCTTTGGTAGACCAACGAGTCATGACTACTATTATGGTGCCACCAGGCTGTAGCCTCTGTCGAGGACCTGAAGTGTACCACTCGTAAGCTGACTCCATTGCTCTAGGAGAAAGGGCATCTTGTTCAGAATGTGGATCGTCAATGATTAAAAGGTCAGCACCACGACCTGTAATCGCACCACCTACACCAGCATAGAAGGCTTCACCGCCTTTGTTGGTTGTCCAACGACCAGCTGATTTGTTGTCGGATGATAGATAAACATCGGGAAAAACCGTTTTGTAATCAGGTAAATCCATTAAGTTTCTGACTTTACGACCAAAATTAACAGCTAGTTCTGCGGTGTGAGTTGATTGAATTATTTTTAAATCGCCCCTATGTCCCATCATCCATGCGGGTAAATAAATAGATGAAAACTCTGATTTAGAGTGTCGGGGTGGCATACAAATAATAAGTCGTTTTAATTTGCCTTGTGCAATCTTGTTAAACTTATCTGCAATAATTCTATGGTGCCTACCTTCAATAAAGCCAGTTCCCCACATGTGTTTGACAAAAGCCATAAAGTCGTTTTTGCAAACATCTTGTTTTTCTAATTTATCGTAGCGTTCTAAAAGAGCAACTGCTTCGGTTTTCTCTTGTTCAGAGAGAAGGTCAAAATCTTTTAATGAAATCTCATTCATCTTTAAAGTTGGGCGGGTGTGTGGTTATGATGATGAAAGAAGGGAATTATGCCCCGCCCTGCACAATTTGAATCAGTATATACGGTTTTTTTATTTTTCTCTACTAACACCTTTCATTTTCTCGTAGCTACGGGCACCTGCTAAACCTAGCATCCCCATTACTATTGTTGAAAGTTGAGAGAAATCAAATTCAGGCAGATCTACTGTGCTACCTGATAAAACTAATATCCATTCTATAAGCGGTGCGAATATAAAGTGATAAGCTAATGATATACCGCATACCCAACCTATGAATGGTCGCCATCCAGCCACAAATATAGATTTATGTGCAGCCTCTTGTTGGTTGACTTTTATTTGTGCAAGGTTAGCTTCTTGAATAGACATTAATAATTCGTGTTCTAGTTTTTGTTTAAGATCTTTGTCAGCAACAAACTTATCCAATATCTTGCTGACTGGCTCTATAAATTTATCAATCATTTTCTTGGGCTACCGCCAACATATAAACCAAACCATGCAGCTCCAGCACCTACTACTACAGATACAAAAGCTGACTGGGCGTTAGTGGGATCTGATAAGGTCATAAACCATTCGGTGGTTCTATAAAAAGCAACTCCGTAAAGCGTTATTAATAATCTAGGAAATACTCTCCATTTATCAAAACCTTCAGCTAAGTTATACCAAGTCTTATTATCGTTTACGCTTATTTCAATCTTGTGGGCTTCTTTCATTTGGTCGTCAATGCTCATAGTGTCGTATACTCCTTGCCATCAAATTTTAAAGATCTTTGCCTGTTTTTTTTCTCGCTTACATAAGACACATGCACCCATCCACTAGATGGCACATCTTCTTTGTAGAATTCTAATAAGACAGTATCGTAGTCCAAGTTATCCCTAATCCAAATTCCAAGTTCGTAGTTTGAAACGGTTGGTATTTCAATATCACATGCCTGCCCTCTAGTGTGTTGAGATTTGTCAGAACTTCCCAGTTTTCGGTTGAGCTTAAGGCATCTATAACCACTAGAAGGAGAAAAAGGCACACCATAATGATTGCGTATAGGCTCCAATATGTTTTCACATAGGAGAATAAGGTTGTTATAAACTTCTTCATCTTTAACGGTGTTGTCTATTTCATAACGATCTGCGATTTGTGACTTTTCAAACTCTCGCAATTTAAAATGTGGCGAAAGCCTATCGTTAGAATTGTACATGGTGTACTTATTGTAGCGGTAAAACTCCTGATATCAAAGCTATAAAGAGAGCACCAATAAACCCAAAAACACCAAATGTTGCCATTTTTATTGTGTTATTTATGTTCGATATTTCTTGTTTAATTTCTGAGGTTTCAGAAAAAATTGTTTTCCAGCGTTCTTCGCATTTAACCTCATGAGCATGAAGGTTTGCTGCTACTTGTTCTGTGGTTGCTTTAGTTGCCATGATGCAACAATTATAGCAAAATTATTTTTTTATTTTTTTCTTAGCTTTTTCTATCCACTCAGGCTTCCATCTTTCAATAAGAAAAAACCCTGCAAGTATTCCTAATACTAGAATTAACCATTCCATAATAATTCCTTAGTTCGAAGGTGCTGGAGGAAATTCAGGAAGAGGTCTTGTTGGTGGCTCTCCTGAATAAACATATAAAGCCTGTAGTTCAGGTACTGTTGTACAAGCGTTAATCATAGCAACTTGACTTTCGCAAGTTGTCCTAATTGATTCTCTCCAAGTATCCCAATCGGCAGGTATATCTACACCATTTTCAGATTTTCTAACAACATACCAATCGCTAGGTTGTAATAAACCGTATGCTTGTTGTTTTTGGGTTGTAACCGCATTTGATTTTAATCCTGGTGTTACCGTACCGTCAGGGTTAGTTGTATCGTCTAAATTTTTAGGGGTAGCTGGTCCGTAACTTGCGGTTACTACTCCGTTTGCATATACAAAAGATTGTTGAGTATTTATGTAATATGCTGGATCTTGGTAATTGCTGTTATCTTCAACTACTTCGTAAATGCTTATAGCTTCTAGCTCACTCGCTGACCAAAGCATAAATATATTGGAAGGATAACTGACATCCCCAATAGTAATAGCTTTAGGGTTTTGGTAAACCTGAGTTACTTGATTGTTTTCTACTAATGCCCACATAATTAATTCCTATTATATATTATCTTGCTGTTGTTGGTATCCCTGTTGATGTTACAAATGGATTTTCTGCAAATGCCATGTAGATGTATGTTGCATTAACAGTATTAGCTAATGCATTTGTTGTTCTTGGTTTAAATCCGTTAGACAATAAATCATAAGCTTCCGCAGTATCTTCTGCATTAGTTAAGTTTGGAAACAATCTACTAGTACCTGTACTTCCGCTAATACCATCGTTAGCTGGATCTCTTGCACTATCAAGAATAAGCCAATTACCTATGCTGTCTGTTCTTTTTATCATCATAAATGCAGGTTTAAATCCTAAATAAACAAAAGGACCACTAAAACTATTATTACCTGTATAGCTTCCAATCTTGCTAAATCCTTGTTTTTCTGCGAAGCAATAAACTATGCTTGTTGCACCAAGCGTATCGTTATATTGAAATACGGAGCTTGTTGGTAGGTCGTAGCTAGTAGCATTTTGTGCAGCTGGGTTATTTAAATAAAGATAATCGTGTGTGCCATCTATAACGCTAGTTAGCCAAAGCCAATTTCCTATTGCGCTTGTTCTTTTTATTAAAACTACCTGTGGTTTTACTCCCAATCCATGCCCATAAGTAGCATTAGCTCCTGTTCCTGTAATTTCTACAATACTAAAACCTGCATCGGTGTTTGCCTGAACTGTTGAGTTTGCACTTCCATCGGTGTTTGTTACTGTGCTTCCACCATTGGCTTTCCATGCCCACGAAACAAAATTACCTGCTGCATTTAAGTTACCTGCATTACCCCAAGTAAAACCATCTGAATTAAAAGATACTATACGATTGGCTGAAGTATCCTCTGCTGAAGTGTTATCAGAAAATAAAGTAGAGTTTACTCCTCTTGTTGAATCCCAAAGCTCATGGCTATCTGCATTACTTCTTGATTTAACCCATAAAAAATCAGGTTGTAAATCACTGTTACCATCAAAAGTTGCAGAACCAGTACCGCTACTTTTTGAAAAAGCGTAACTTTGAAAATGTGCTGATGGGTCGTCTATATTTGTATAAGCCATATTATCCGAACTCCGCTAAGTTTTTACTGCATAAGGCGTAGTAGCCTGTGGGGGGTGCATATTCAAAGTTTCCGTAACCATTGGCATCACTTGCTGCGCTTGCTATTGATATAGTTGTGTAACCGCCAAAGTTAAACTCTTGTTCATCTCCATTATCAAAAATAGAAGCTGATGGTGTGTAGTAAATTCCACTGGTTATAGAAATTGCACCAGTTCCAGTTGCACCACTTGTAGGATCACCTGAGTTTTGCCAAGTATTGTCTTTAGCAAAGTACAATTTATTATTATCCATATCTAAAGCTACACCAATAATGTTTGTAGAATTAAAAGTATTGCCATAAGTTGTTTCAATACTGTTGTTTATATATTTACCATTAAAAGCATAGTATGCCCAACTTGTAGCAGTTTGACCAAGAAAAGCACTTGTACCAAAACTAGAAAATGTATCTATATCAGCGATACCAGTCATATTATCTGCTTCACTTGTTTTATATTCCCAATACCACTTGCCTGAAGTAATGCCTATAGTGGCAAATGCTGTTTGCCAAGTAGCAGCAGTTTTACCCATTTTTGTAGCACCATTTGTAATTACTGTGGTACTTAGATATGGTTGAAGCGTATTAATAGTACAAAAATTATTAGTAGGCGTATCGGTTGCTTGGTCTGCGGATGTGATGTTGTTTAGGGTGAAGTTATTACCATTACCGCTTGAATCTGCCCCCAAAGAACCTGAGCTTTCAAAGTCTAAATAAAAACCATTAGTGCCATAAGAGCCCTGAAATGCCGTTGGCTTCCAAATGCCTGTATCTTCGTCAAACTCTCCGAAGTCTGTAGGCAATAACTGTTGTCCGTCAATATGATTGTATTCAGCCATATAGCCATTAAATTTTCCGAAAACAGTACCGCCTGAAACATAAGCCCCTATATCCTGCTGATAAGTTGAAGATACTGAATAATTATTTTGAGTATCAGCATTTTGAGTTGGATAGTAAGAAGATGCAAATGAAGTTTCTTGTACGCCATTTACATATAATTTCCATCTATCGGATGCAGTAGCTTGTGTAGTATCTACTGCAACAACAATATGATACCAAGCAGAAGTATCTCTAAAAACTCTATTAGTAACACTTACCTGTGTATCTGAAACAAATTGTAAACGAAGTTGGTCAGTATTAGTGCTTGTTCCGAATCTAAATAAAACGGATGTGCCTGTTCCAGCATTACCGCCTTGAAAAAAGGTATGTCCATAAACATCGCCAGTATCGCTAACTTGAGTTCTTTTTAACCAAACGCTAACAGTAAAAGTTTTTCTATTTCCTGTTGAAGTCATAATACGAGACATATACTCAGTATTATCAGCTTCAAACTTCAAAGAATTATCAATATCAAAGCCAGTAGAGATGCTACCTCTATTTGCTGTTCTTTGGAGGACTTCCATTAGGTTTGTGCTAGGTTTTGAACTCTACCAATTTCTTGCCAAACTGTTCCGTTGTATCTAAAGCTAAATATATCTGTCTTGTTAGCTGTTGCGGTTACTGTCGGAGCAGTAGAGGCTGCCCACTCAAAAGCTGTGTTCCAAGCTACCGTATAAGGTGTTCCGCCTTGAGCAATCTCTACAGAAATAATTGCACCTTCAACAGCGTTGGTTGGTGCTGAGAAAGTGGTGTTTTCTGTAGTTGCATGATAAGCGTTAGCTGCTGCTTTTGCATCCCAAGCTACAGAGTTTGAGCTTGAGGTAATAGCTACTTGAGAAATGTTAGCTGAAGTTGCTACCGTAACGCCAGTGCTCGGACTTGCTGTACCAATTCCCACTCTGTTGTTTGATGAGTCAACTTTAAGTGTAGAGGTATCAAAGGTTGCATCTCCTGAAACTGTTAAACTTGAAAGCGTTCCAACGCTTGTGACATTTGTTTGGGCTGCTGTTGAAAGGGTTCCTGCAAGAGTTCCGCCTGTGACGGTTCCAGTTGTGGTTATACTTCCTGATCCTGCATCAAGACCGCCAACTGTTGTGGTTCCAGCCAAGTCAAGATCTGTTAAAGCGTTAACGATTGCACCGTTAGTAGCTCCCGCACCGTCTGCATAAATCATGGCACTTGAGCCATTCGCAACGGTTACAGTGGATCCTGAAGATCCTTGTTTAAATGTTAGTGACTGACTGCCTGTAGTTGCATTTTCAACAATCCATAGTTTTTTAGAATCATCGGGTGCTAAAGTAATAGTTCTTGTTGCTGTCAACGACACGGAAGAGGTAAATTTGATAAAAAAGTACCTTGCATCGGATGCGGAGCCGTCTGAAATTGTTAGTGTTGCATCGGCATCAGAGCTAAGGTCGTGATTGACATAGGAAAACGCATTGTCCAATAATTCGTATTGAGTATTTGTTTCGGTTCCCCATGTTCCACTACGAGTTCCTGTCTCAATCTGTCGAATGCTCAGTGAAGTAGTAAATGTGTCTGCCATATATATGTCCTCGTTGTAAGATTATACCAAATTTAATTAAGCAGCAATCTCTTCCCAGTTGGGTGTTTGGCTCTCATCAATCAATGACCAAACTAAGAAATTACCAAGTTCTCCGTCTATCTCTACACCAGCAGGAGTGAAGTTTGCTTTTCCGCTTACGGATGCAGGATTTAATAATGCACCTACTCGTAAACCAGTAACCGTAACACTATTAGATGATCGAGTAATAACTGTGCCGATAGCCGAGGTAATAGCTTGACCAGTTGGTGTTACATTGGCTTCACCGTCTACCAATACAGTAGCAACTCCTAATGCAGAGCTTACACCTGCGAGCTCAACATCAGCCTCAGCATCAATAACAACTGTTGAAACGCCTAATGTAGATGAAATACCTGCTAATTCAACATTTGCCTCTGCATCAATTTGAACGGATGCAACTCCTAGGCTTGAGCTTATACCAGTTAAAGAAACATTGGCTTCAGCATCTATCTGAACAGCAGCTACGCCTAGACCAGCTGATACGCTTGGTAAGGTTGCGATAGCTGAAGCATTAACCGCTGCGGTTCCTATGCCAGCTGTCGCTTCTAATCCAGTTAAGGTTACATCAATGAATAAAGGCTCGCCAAAGGCTCCCAATCCCCATGTACCTCTGCCCCATCCTTCTTGCATTATATAAGTTTCCTGTTGCCCTCAAGAGGCTTGTAGATGTTCTTTGGTTTTTGGTCTATAATACCACTTGTGGAAACTTTATACTTTTCTTGGGAAAGAGGACCTGCGGTTCTTGTGCCTTCCTCTGCATCTAGTTTTAAAGGTTTTTTCATGAAACCACGAGACAAAGACTGGCAACCAGCTAGTGGTGCAAATGTTACAGATTGGTATGAATACGGTTCCAGTCTATCAAAATCTGAATTTACAAATAAGTTTGGATCTATTGGTGAAGAGCTTCCATCTCTACCTATATAACCACCGAATCTTTTTTCTAAAACTATAATATCTTCAAAGAATTTTTCATCCATTTTGTTTTGAGCTTCTTTGTAGATGGTTTGTGATTTTTTCTGAAGCTCTTTTTTTTGTTTTATAATATCAGCTGGCATGTCGCTACCCGCTGGATAGACTTTGTCTATCTCTCTTAAGCCTTCGTATAAAACATGTCCATCATCCGCTGCTTGTGCCATAGGTTTTGTAATCAAGCCAATCTCACCTACGATTTGCTCACCATTAGGTCCTACATATTGCACATTAAGTTTCCTGTCTACAAAACCAGTTTTGCTATAGACCTGATTTCCTGAATCTATGGTTGGAAATCTTTGCGATATTCTGCGGGCAACTTCATCTGCTTCTTGAGGTGTTTGAATGTATATTCTTGTTCGCACTGGATCTGTGATATCACCTGCAACCTCAAAGTTTCTTCTGACCATTTTGTCTTTGATGGTGTCGAGTTCTTTTACTTCGACATCAATTAACTTATCGTTTTTAGCATCGTACTTGTACTTGGGTGCTTTTTCTAAATTCATAGAATCAGCAATCTCTTTTATTTCAGCCTGAAAACCATCGTTTACCTTGAGAGCTGTACCGTGTAGATCTTCTGCACTTTGAAGAGTGCCTTGATGAGACTTAAATACTTGTTCGGTTAGATCCTCTAATTCTCTGTCGCCTAAGTTTCTGAGGGGTTGTTCAAAGGTTGGATCGCCAGCTTTGGGTTGCAATTGGTAAGCGTTATCTAACCTTCTTCTTTCTTTGCTGGCTTTTCTAGCTAAATCGTAGGCTTCAAATTCTTCTACGGAATTAAATATTCTGACTGGTGCTTCTGTTTCTCCAAAACCTTCGAGTGCTTCCCGTGTCGATTTGCCACCTATTTGTTGCAGAGAGCCATCGGGCATTCTTAAAACTTCTATGGGTTGTCTTTTGGGTATGCCAACTCCTTTGTATGCTTGTGCTTGCGATGCAGATTCCATCATAGATTGTGCCTTGGAGACTTTTTCAGGATCTGATTTTATAACTCTTCCAAACTGATCTTTGACTCTTGCGATTTGATCTAATGGCACGATGGCATCGGCATCTTGGCTAGAAACATATTTAAAGACCTTTTTAGCTCCTGCTTTTGCAACTATTGCGGGTGCTGCTGAGACTAAATAATTTAACGGGTTGGTTAATTCTTGTTCAGCAAATCCTAGTAATTGTCTGCCTTGTGGATTTAGGACATCGTAAAGCAAATAATCTTTAATGGGAGTGGGTAAAGTTGGTTCAATGGTGCTTTGTGGCGGATTGCCAGCTTGTAAGATCTCTTCAGGAGATGGTGCCTGATAGTTAAATATATCTATCTGATCGAATTCGTTTGCCATGGGCTACATTATAGCCCATTAGCATTATTTGGGTTTTATAAATAAGGTGGCTCGTCAAGCCAACTTAAAATTATGAAAAGTCCGCACCAAAGTAATAATATATCAAACATTCTTTAACCTGCCTCTTTGAATCCTAGACCTTGAACTTTGCGGTGAAGAATGTTGTGCACTTTCCAGTAAGGGAACTTCTCAAAACCAGCGTGGGAGTTTTGAATTTGTTTGGCAATTCGTCTTGCACCTAGACCTCTTTTCTTACATTTTTCTATGGTTCTAAGGACTGCTTGCTCTTCGGGAATCTCTTCTAGTTTCCAACGAGTCTTTCTGCCGTGCTTGACGGGTACTTTTTTGTAGCCAAAGGGTGCAGAGCCACAAATAGAATAAGACTTAGATGCCCAATCGAGTTTGCCATCGTTGAATCTGTCGACAATGTTACCGTGTTCAATCTCAGCAACTGCGGAGAGAACCATTAGCATAATCTTGTTAGCCATTTCGTTCATGTCAAACTTGGCATGGAGACCTTTCTCTTTCTTAGACTTTGGATAGGCAATTGGGATATCACCAAACTGTTGACAGAAATACATGGTGACACCAATGTCCTCTAAGATAGGAATGATCTCCAATAAATCTTTAGAGTTTCTTGATAGACGGTCAAGTCTTGTGGTAATAACAATGTCGTGTTCTTCTAGCGTGTCGGTCATTTCTCTTGAGCCTTCTCGCTGTTGAATAGACATAGTGCCTGATTCGCCAGCATCAATAAAGAAGTGATCGACTTCTCGATTGAACTTGTCTCTGACAAATTCTTTGATCAGTTTCTTTTGAGTTTCTAATGAGCAACCGTTGGTAACTTGCTCGTAAGTAGATACACGGACATAGCCGTAAATATTATTGATTTGATTTTTAGGTGTTATCATTTTTACCTCCTATAAAAATTGCATAACCCAAAGTTAATAGCACCATAAGTTTAGTTAACCCTAAAATAAACTCAGGTGCCATTTAACCTCACTGTGAATAAAACCTTATGGCAACAATGCCAGCTAAGATTATAAATGCAAGCATGTAATGTCCAGCATTCCATTTCGTTTTTTCTTCAACCCAAGCCTCGTTAATATGTGGAGTGCTAGGATCATCCGCCTTGAATGTTCCTTTAACAGTCCTTGCTCTTTTACGAGTGGTTTCGATTTTAGCTCTTGGAGCTTTTTTTCTCATCGTCTTTGTCATAGCAGTCACCCTAACATTAATAAAATGATAAACATTACTGAAGCATAACCAATGGCACCAGCTATTGTGGCACCAGCAATGGCAAGCAACTTACCGTGTTCCTCTACTGTTTTTGTGTAGACTAAGTAACCCAGTGCTACACAAGCCAAGCCAGCGACTCCAAAGAGTCTAGTAAAGATAATTGCACCTAAAACAAAACCTATGTTTATAAGTGTTGATTTTGTACTTTCGTTCATAATCTCTCCTTGTGTACAAATTTATAATTTTTTATAGTACCCTGTGTGATATCTTTTTTCAACTAATTTTGTTGCATCGTCATAATTAAGGTCTTTCTTGGTCATGACCTCACGGATCCGTTTCTCCTTTCTAACAGCCATGAATTTCTTATTGAGATCTTCCCATAGCTCATCATGAACTGCTTTCTTGGTTTCTTTGTCTAACTTGGTCTTGATAACCACATCGGATTTCTTTGGCTCCCAGCTGTCGTAGAACTGTTTGACCTGATCCTTCCAATACCACTCAATCACTCCGTGAGTATCAGAACTAGTGTGTAAGATTACGGGGAGATCAAACCCCTTAATCCATTCTTCTATTTTCATTTGGCACCTCCTTTGTAACCTTTGCTTAATAGATATTTGTGAATGTTTTCCCAGTCGATGTCGTTGTTGACAACATTCAAAGTAAGAACTCCATAAAGAGTTTGTCCTTGAACTTTGATGGGAGTGTGAAGCTGAACTTTGGTGTAGTTCTTGTGCTCGCCAATATAGCTAATCTTGATGCCGTACTTCTTGCAAGTTCTTCGCACTCGGTTGTAGTAGACTTTCTTTCTCTTAGCTTCATTGCTTTGCCCGACTTGTTTGACTTGTCCAATCTCTTGCATTTCAGGAATTGGAGCATAGGCTTGAAGTCGCTTTCTTTTCCATCTATGGTCTTGGGGTTTTATCCAAGCCTTGCTGTAGTTGTCAATAACCAACTTGTCTTTGTCATCCCAAAGCATTTCGTGACCAGTAACTTCGATCATGAAATATCTAGCATCTTTGTACTCAGGATAGTATTTCTTGAGAACCTTCACCCATTTCTCAATGTGGTACAAGCTGAAAGGCGGAAGATTGCTAAAACCCATTTTGGTGTCCGCCAGCCATTTCCACCACACATCGTTATGGTAAACATACTTGGTATCAATACCGTGTTGTCTTAACATCTTAAGAGTAGCTGCTCGACCAACACCAGTAACTTGTCTACCAGCATTTTTACAATAGAGAGCGTAGATCTCATCGTAAGTTTTCCCAAGCAAAGCAGCTGTTGCATAAGGAACGCACCAATTGCGTTCATTAACAATAGCTGGCTGGGGAACGAACCTTTTTTCCATCATCAATACCTCCACTTACTATTATGCATATTTCCGTGTCGTTGTCTACATTTTTATAAAAATAAATATTTATTTATAAATACTTGTAAAAAGTTGCAAAATACTTATAATAATAAGTGTGGATAGTAAATTGTTAATGAAAGGAGGAATGATGGTTTACAAA